TCACTTTTGATAACCGTTTATGTTGCTTATTTTGGTTCTCGAGGTGCAGAAAAATTTAAAGCAATAGGCAACAAATAATTAAATTTAATAAAATGAGTGAAGTAAAATCAATGATTACCAAAGACCAATTAGAAAAGATTCAAGGCTTTCAAAAAGAGTTAAACAAACTCTTAAATGAAGTTGGTTTCTTAGAAGCCCAAAAATCCGCAGTATTAGGAAAGTTCCACGAAGAAAACAAAAAGACCGAAGACTTCAAGAAAGAACTAGAGAAAGAATATGGATCCATCAACATTAATTTAGAAGATGGAACATATGAACCTATTGAAAAAGAAGAGGATAAGAAATAATGTCTTCAGTTATTAGAAAGATCAGTATTGGTTCTGACTACAAAACCGATGCTATGCACTACTCGATAGGGCAGTCGGTATATGGTGGTCATACTATATCACATATACTTTCTGATAAAGAAGATAATTCTTACAATATTTACATTAAAAAGAACAACGAGGTATTGCCGTGGAAGAAATTTAATTCTAACATGGCTATATCCGTTGAGTATGATTTAGAGTATTAATGAAAAGTTTATTTGATTTTATCGTTGAGCCCTACGGCCAGCGATATAATAATAAAGTAAAGATAGGTGACAAAAGCCTTATAATTAACACTCAAGTCGAAACTTTTAAAGCTGTAAATAATGTGGCTAAAGTTATAGAAGTACCTTTATCATATAAAACGGTTATACAAAAAGGAGATTTAATAATGATCCATCACAATGTTTTTAGAAGATGGTTTAATATTAAGGGAGAAGAAAAAAATAGTAAAGCATATTTTAAAGATAATTTATATTTTGTTCAAAGAGATCAAATATATCTTTACAAAAGAAAAGACAAGTGGATAGCTTTTGATGATAGATGCTTTATTAATCCGTTAAAAAATGATGACATTATAGACGCTAATTTAGAGCAACACCTTATTGGTATATTAAAATATGGTAATAGTTCGTTAGAAGCGCTAGAAATAAGCGAGGGAGACCTTGTAGGTTACAAACCATATGGTGAATATGACTTTATTGTAGACGGTAAGCGTCTTTATTGTATGAAATCTAATGATATTGTAATTAAGTATGAACGTCAAGGAAACGAAACAGAATATAATCCTAGCTGGGCACAAAGCAGTTGAGGAGTTAATAAAGGTTGCTAAAGAAGCTATTGTTGATTCTGATGATGATATATCAGCTGATAGATTAAAAAACGCAGCAGCAACTAAAAAGTTAGCTATATTTGATGCTTTTGAAATACTTAACCGTATACAAGAAGAAGAAGATATGTTAAACGATAAACCAAAAGAAGAAAAGAAAAAAGAAGCTTTTGGAGGTTTTGCAGAAAGACGATCTAAATAATGTATAAGCAGACATTATATAAAGTAATCGATTACATTAAGCCACATGTGGTTAAAAGATTAAACAAATCTAAAAAGTGGAAATACGGTTATAACAAAGAACACGATGTTATTGTCATTTCAAAAACTGGCCAAATAGGTGAGGTTTATGAAATACAAAATCTTAAAATAGCATTACCAAAAGAAAATAATGTTGATAAAGAAAACGATACATGGACTACTCATGAATATCCTAAAACATTAAAAAAAATAAAAACAATATTTGACTGGAAAGAATATCCAGAAGATTTTAAAGATAAATGGTATGCGTACATTGATAGAGAATTTGCTAGACGCCATGAAGGTTATTGGTTTATTAATAAAGGTAAAGCTACCTATATTACTGGTACTCACTACATGTATTTGCAATGGTCAAAAATTGATGTTGGGCAAGCAGACTTTAGGGAAGCAAACAGATTATTCTATATATTCTGGGAGGCTTGCAAAGCAGATACAAGATGCTACGGAATGTGTTATCTTAAGAACAGACGTTCAGGATTCTCTTTTATGGCATCGGGCGAAGCTGTTAACATGGCCACAATATCAAGTGATGCTAGATTCGGTGTCTTATCAAAGTCAGGATCGGATGCTAAGAAAATGTTTACCGACAAAATCGTCCCCATCTCCGTTAATTATCCGTTCTTCTTCAAACCGATTCAAGACGGTATGGATAGGCCGAAGACGGAGCTCGCATACAGGGTCCCAGCCAGTAGATTCACTAGGAAAAAATTAGATACTAACGAACAGTTAGAAGAGATTGAAGGATTAGATACAACTATTGACTGGAAAAATACAGGTGATAATAGTTATGATGGTGAAAAATTAAAACTACTTGTACATGATGAAAGTGGTAAGTGGGAAAAACCTGATAACATATTAAACAACTGGAGGGTTACAAAAACTTGTTTACGATTAGGATCTAGAATTATAGGTAAGTGTATGATGGGATCAACGAGCAATGCTCTTGACAAAGGTGGTAGAAACTATAAAAAAATATATGATGACTCAGACGTTACCAGAAGAAACCGCAATGGGCAGACTAGCTCGGGATTATATAGCTTGTTCATACCTATGGAATGGAACTACGAAGGATACATTGATTCTTATGGGTTACCTGTCTTCGAGACGCCTAAAAAACCAAAAAAAGGTCCAGACGGTTTCCCAATTGAAATCGGTGTTATTGAGCACTGGGAAAATGAAGTAGATGGTCTTAAGGAAGATCCTGATGCACTTAATGAGTTATATAGACAGTTTCCACGTACTGAAAAACACGCGTTCAGAGATGAAACAAAACAATCTTTATTTAATCTAACTAAGATTTACGAACAAATTGATTATAACGAAGATTTAAAAAATTCAAATGTAGTTACTCAAGGTAATTTTCAGTGGGAAGGTGGGATTAAAGATACAAGTGTTATGTTTACTCCAAGTAAACAAGGTAGATTTTTTATTACTTGGGTTCCAGAAACACATCAACAAAATAGATATATAGTTAAAAATGGTATTAAATACCCTGCTAACGAGCATATAGGTGCTTTTGGTTGTGACAGTTACGATATATCAGGAACAGTAGATGGTAGAGGTTCTAAAGGTTCATTACATGGTTTAACTAAATTTAGCATGGATAATGCTCCAGCAAATTTGTTTTTTTTAGAATATATATCTCGACCACCAACTGCAGAAATATTTTTTGAAGATGTTCTTATGGCATTATATTTTTATGGCATGCCTCTTCTTGCAGAAAACAATAAACCAAGATTATTGTATTATTTAAAACGTAGAGGATATAGAGCATATTCTATGAACAGACCAGATAAGACAATGTATAAATTATCTGTAGCTGAAAAAGAAATAGGTGGAATACCTAACTCAAGTGAAGATGTTAAACAAGCACATGCTGCTGCTATCGAAGCTTATATTGAAAATTTTGTAGGTTACAATAACGAACAATATGGCACAATGTATTTACAAAAAACATTAGAAGATTGGGCTGCATTTGATATAAACAATAGAACTAAGCATGATGCTTCTATTAGTTCTGGTTTAGCAATCATGGCTTGTAATAAAAATAAATATAGACCGGTTGCTGAAATTAAAAAAGAAAAAATTAACTTAAATTTTTCTAAATATGACAACAAAGGTATTAATTCAAAAATAATTAATTAGATGATTAAAACAACTAGTAATAGTTCTTTCCCTAGTCAGGTGGTACCTGAGGCGGAAAAGCGAAGTTGGGAATACGGTTTGCAAGTAGCTCAAGCCATTGAAAATGAGTGGTTTAGAGGTGGTAGAATAAACAGTAGCCGATGGATGACTGGTTATCAAAATTTTAATAGACTTAGATTATACGCAAGAGCAGAGCAGCCAATACAAAAATATAAAGACGAATTATCTATTAATGGTGATTTGTCTTATTTAAATTTAGACTGGAAACCAGTACCTATTATACCTAAATTTGTAGACATAGTAGTTAATGGTATATCATCAAAAGAATATGAAATAAAAGCTTTTGCTCAAGACCCATATTCACAAAAACAAAGAACATCATATGCTAATACTATAATGAGAGACACAATGGCAAAACCATTGCTTGATAGTATTAAACAAAATATAGGAGTTAATTTATATCATTCATTAGATCCAGATAATCTTCCTAAAAATAAAGAAGAACTAGAGGTTCACATGCAGTTAAGCTATAAACAATCTGTAGAGATAGCTGAAGAAGAAGTTATAAATAGTATACTAGACTTTAATAAATATGATTTAATAAATAAAAGATTAGTAGAAGATATAGTTACAATAGGTATTGGAGCGTGCAAAACTAGTTTTAATAAATCTGAAGGAGTTGTTATTGATTATGTTAATCCAGCTAATTTGGTTTATTCATATACTAATGATCCTAACTTCCAGGATTTATATTATGTAGGTGAAGTAAAATCTATTACATTACCTGAACTTAAAAAACAATTTCCTGATTTAACTGACGAACAATTATCTCGTATAGCTAAATACCCAGGAAGACAAGGTTATTTACGAGGTCCAAACTCTGATAACGACGAGATACAGGTTTTATACTTTGAATACAAAACATATGTGGATCAAGTATTTAAAGTAAAGTACACAGAGCAAGGTTTAGAAAAAGTATTAGAAAAACCAGATACATTTAATCCACCACCTAATGATAATTTTGATAGAGTTTCAAGAAGTATTGAAGTTTTATTTACAGGTGCAAAAGTAATGGGATTAGAATTAATGTTAGATTGGAAATTGTCAGAGAACATGACAAGACCAGAAAGTGATCTAACTAAAGTAAACATGAACTACAATATTGTAGCACCTCATATGTATCAAGGTCGTATAGATTCACTTGTGGGTCGTATAACTGGGTTTGCTGATATGATACAGCTTACGTCACTTAAATTACAACAAGTAATTGCTAGAATGGTTCCAGATGGTGTATTTGTAGATGTTGATGGTTTAGCAGAGGTTGATTTAGGTAATGGAACTAATTACAATCCACAAGAAGCTTTAAACATGTATTTCCAAACTGGTAGTATAGTTGGTAGATCGTTAACGCAAGATGGTGATCCTAACAGAGGTAAAGTACCTATTCAAGAATTACAAACTTCCAGTGCTAATGGTAAAATACAATCGTTAATTAATACTTATCAGTATTATTTACAAATGATAAGAGATGTAACTGGTTTGAATGAAGCTAGAGATGGTAGTTTACCAGAAAGAGATTCATTAGTAGGTTTACAAAAAATGGCTGCCAACGCTTCAAACACAGCAACTAAACATATATTAAAAGCATGTTTATATTTAACATTAAGGACTTGTGAAAACATATCACTTAGAGTTGCTGATATGTTACAATTTGATTTAACTAATGCTTCTTTGTTAGGAACAATAGGTAAATTTAATGTAGCAACTTTAGAAGAAATACAAAAATTACATTTATATGATTTTGGTATTTATTTAGATTTAGAACCTGAAGAAGAAGAAAAAGCAGTATTAGAACAAAACATACAGATGGCTCTACAGCAAAACCAAATATATCTTGAAGATGCTATTGATATTAGGGAAATTAAAAATTTAACATTAGCTAATCAAGTATTAAAATATAAAAGAGTTCAGAAGCAAGAACAAGACCAAGCTCAACAACAACAAGTGATTGAGTCACAATCTCAAGCAAATCAACAAGCTACTGAAGCTGCCGCAATGCAAGAGGTTGAAAAACAACAAGCTTTAGCGGATACACAAAGTCAAATTGAACAAGCCAAGTCTCAGTTTGAAATACAAAGAATGCAAACAGAGGCTGAGATTAAAAGAGAGCTTATGGCTCAAGAGTTTGAATACGATGTCAAATTAAAGAAAATGGATATTGACATTAGCAAACAAAAAGAAAAAGAAATAGAAGATCGTAAAGATCAAAGAACTAAAATACAAGCTACACAACAATCACAAATGATTAGTCAAAGACAAAATGATTCTTTACCTACTGATTTTGAGCAAAATCAAAACTCTATAGATATAGAACAATTTGTGTCTTAAATTTTTATTAATTTTTATTATATTATATTATGTCAGAACAAGTTAAACAAGAGGGTGAGTTTAAAATTAAAAAAACTACACCTAAAAAATTTAAACAAGATGAACCTGTTAAAATAGATTTATCTAAAATTAAAGAAGAAGTTACTCCTGTAAAAGAAACAGAAGTAAAAGATACACCTGTTGTTGAACAAGAGGTTAAAGAAGAAGAAGTAAAACCAATTATAGAAGAAATAATTGAAGAACCTGTTGAGGATAAAAAGGTAGAAGAAGAAGAAGTTGTTGAAATAGGAGAAAAAATGGAGAAAAAAATTACTCCACCTACTCCTGATGAAATAAGAGAAGTTGCTTCACTACCAGAAAACATCGAAAAAGTCGTAGACTTTATGAAAGAAACAGGTGGTACATTAGAAGATTATGTTAGATTAAATGCTGATTATTCTAATGTAGATAATGATACTTTATTAAAAGAGTATTATAAACAAACGAAATCTCATCTCAATTCAGAAGAAATTGATTTTTTAATAGATGACAATTTTTCTTTTGATGAAGAGATTGATGAAGAGCGAGTGGTTAAAAAAACTAAACTCGCCTATAAAGAAGAGATTGCAAAAGCCAAACAGCACTTAGAAGGTTTAAAGAGTAAGTATTACGAGGAGATCAAGTTGAGACCCGGGGTTACTCAAGACCAACAAAAAGCACTGGACTTTTTCAATCGCTACAACGAAGAGCAAGACATAGCTTCTCAACAACATGAAGATTTTAAATCTGAAACTAAAGACTACTTTTCTAATGAATTCAAAGGTTTTGATTTTAAAATAGGAGAGAAAAAATTTAGATACGGAGTTAAAAATCCTAATGATGTTGCAGAAAAACAATCTAATATTACCAACACGATTAAGAAGTTCTTATCCACAGATGGTAGCATTAAAGATGTTAGTGGTTATCACAAAGCTATTTATGCTGCTGAAAACGCGGATACTATTGCACAGCATTTTTATGATCAGGGTAAAGCCGATGCTATAAAAGGTGTTGTTGCAAAAACTAAAAACATAAGCAATGAAACTAGAGCTACAGCTCCAAGTGATGTTTTTGTTAGCGGTTATAAAGTTAAAGCTGTTACAGGTCTTGATTCTTCAAAATTGAAAATTAAAACAAAAAACTTTAACTAAAATAATTTAAAACTATTATGGGATCAATTAATCCAATTTATGGAAGTATTTTACCTTCCTTAACTCAACAGGCTCTTCAGTCAAACTACCTAAGTTTTACTGATGCTGCTGGCGGTAACTTCGCGCAACAATACTTACCAGAAGTATATGAACAAGAAGTTGAAAGATATGGGAACAGAACCTTATCTGGATTTTTAAGAATGGTTGGCGCTGAAATGCCAATGACATCTGACCAAGTTGTTTGGTCTGAGCAAAACAGACTTCATATTGCATATGATGGTTGTTTTATAGATGACAATGCTGCTGCTGAT